CGCATGCAAAAGGACATCGAATTGTATGCACCGCCATTTCCCCAGAGCCTCATAAAGCATTCGTATTCATGGGGCCTAAAACTAAATATCAGAAACAAGCGCTGGCGGCTTTTCTTTCTTCTCCATTGATTGGGAAGGCTGCGGCAAATATGAAATTTGAACATGCCTGGTCTTATGTGCGATTAGGGGCAGAGACGAAGCCTTGGATCTGGGATACTATGCAAGCTGCTCATGTGTTAGATAATCGCCCAGGGGTAACTGGATTGAAATTTCAGGTATATGTCCAGTTGGGAGTGGTTGATTATGACAGCCCTATCAATCCATATCTGACAGGACGTGCCCCAGGGGAAGACCTTAAAAGCAGTAATGGTATTAATCGTATCTTTGAACTGGTTGAGAAGGGGTGTGAGAAAGAGTTGATGACATACTGTGCTTTGGATGCCATGTATGAGTATCAGCTTGGATCGATTCAAATGGAACGCCTGGGGTACTCTAATCCATCATTCGCTCCGTCTTTTTGATTTTTTTAATGAACTTAACTTATTTAAGGTATATTATAATATGAATATCAAACCAAATGGACTTGATGCGTATAATCTGATACATGAAGGCACTTTAGCTCTGGTGAGGGCAGAGCAAGCAGGAATGCGGATTGATGTTGAATACTGTAAAAGAAAAAAAGCCCACCTGACACGGAAGATTGCGAGGATTGAAGACAACTTGCATAAGACGGATTTGATTAAGCAGTGGAAAAAGATTACCCGTCAGAATTTTAATATGGATTCTAATGATCAACTTGGTAAGATCTTATATGATGTAATGGGTATTACACCCCCAAAAACAACTAAGACAGGCAAAGGATCTACGGATGAAGAGGTCTTGGGCTTGATTAATTTGCCAGAGCTGAAAGATTTACTGCGGATTAGGAAGCTGAGAAAGGTCAGGGATACTTATCTTGAGGCTTTTGTTCGGGAGCAAGTCAATGGCAGGTTGCACCCATTTTTTCATCTACATACAGTTAAAACTTTTCGATCCAGTAGCTCTGATCCCAACTTCCAAAACATACCAAAACGGGACAAGGAAGCCATGAATATCTGCCGCAGGGCTATTTTTGCCAGAGAAGGTCATCAAATTCTGGCAGTGGATTTCGGGGGCGTTGAGGTGCGCATTGCCTGCTGTTACACTGAAGATCCAAAATTGATTTATGATACGGTACACGGGGATATGCATCGGGATATGGCGATTGAATTGTATATGCTGGATAGCTTAGATAAACATCATGCAGGGGAAAAGAACTTGCGACAGGGGGGTAAAAACAGTTGGGTATTTCCGCAATTTTATGGGGATTATTATGTAAAATGCGCTGCTGGGCTTTTAGAATGGGCAGGTAGAAGTTATTTAAAAGACGGGACTCCAGCATTGGTGCATATGAGTGATAAAGGATTGATAAAACTGGATCATGCGGGAAATATAAGGGATGATTCGAAATTTGTCGAGCATTGCCGTAAAGTAGAAGATGATTTCTGGAATGTCCGATACAAAGTCTACACCAAATGGAAAGAAGATATATGGAGTTCGTATCAGAAAAAAGGGTATGTGGATTTTAAAACTGGATTTCGTTATAGCGGGGTTGCCCGAAAAAATGAATTATTGAATGCGCCTATCCAGGGGGCAGCCTTTCATTGCTTATTATGGTCTTTCATTCAGGTGGATCGTATTTCTAAAGAAGAAAACTGGGATTCGAGGTTGTTTGGGCAAATTCATGATGAAATGTTAGTTGATACCCATCCGGGGGAGCTGGAACATGTTGCAAGGACGATAAAGAAAGTGACAACAGTTGATTTACCGAATGAATGGAAATGGATTATTATTCCATTGGAAGTTGAAGCGGACCTGGTGCCCGTTGACGGTTCTTGGAATATGAAAGAATTTTATAAATTACCGGAGGTTTAAAAATGACACTGTATTTGAAATACCGTCCCCAGTCTCTTTCAGAGATACAGGGGAATGAAGATCTGGTTGAGGGTTTAACTGCTACATTGGCAAAAAAGGAACATCCAAAATCCTATCTACTGTCTGGTGATACTGGATGCGGAAAAACTACAATAGGCAGGATAATAGCCAATATGGTTGGATGCCAGGGTGCTGATTATCGAGAAGTGGACTCGGCTGATTTCCGAGGAATTGATTCCATCCGAGATATACGGAAGCAAAGCCAATTCATGCCATTAGAAGGAAAATGTAAAGTGTGGCTACTCGACGAAGTTCACCAGCTATCCCGTGATGCCCAAAATGCATTGCTAAAAGCACTGGAGGACACCCCAAGGCACGTGTATTATATTCTTTGTACCACTGATCCGCAGAAACTACTCCCTACCATACGAGGGCGTTGTAGCCAGTTTAAAGTGGAACTATTGAAACCAGGGGAAATGCGCAAATTATTGATGACTGTGGTTAAAGCAGAAAATGAAAAACTGCTCAAGCCTGTGTATGAAGCCATTATCGAATCCGCCAAAGGCCACCCCAGGAACGCCTTACAAATCCTGGATCAGGTATTATCTACTGAACCAGATGCCAGGATGCGGGTGGCTGTAAAAGCTCAGGAAGAATCTGTTCAGGCAATCGAATTATGCCGTGCGATTATATCAGGGGCAGGATGGTCAAAAGTTTCCAAAATTTTGACAGAATTGAAAGACCAGGATGCAGAGGGAATCAGGCGTCTGATATTAGGATACTGTTCTTCTGTGTTATTGAAAAGTGAGAATAATCAAGTTGGATTGATTATGGAGGAGTTCCGAGAGCCCATGTACGATATTGGCTTTCCAGGGGTTGTGTTGGCCTGTTATTCCGTGGTTTGTGGTAATGATACTTGAAGATATGCTATTTTAAAAATTTAATAAATTGCATTAAGAAACAGTATAATAAAGTCAAGGGGGATTAAAATGAGTAACTTATTTGTGGACTCAAAAACAGAGTATATTGAAAAGGAGGGGTATTAATGGATTACGAAGATTATGAAAAAGATACCAGTATCGATGAACAGGGATTAGATGTGGAATGGTTGCAGCAGCCATCCTTAATGGCTAAGTATGGGAAACATGCAGCACAAGTAAAATTGGTAATGGATCGCTACAAGGAAGAATTGGATGTGGTAAAAGCACAATTGGATCGAGATATTAGGATGACCCCAGATAATTACGGTTTGAATAAGTTAACAGAAACCATTGTATCCAACACCATTATTATTCAACCAGAGTACAAGTACGCCAATGATCAATACTCGAATGCCAAGTATGAATACGACATAGCAATGGCTGCGGTTAGGGCGATTGATCAGAAAAAAACAGCGCTTGAAAATCTTGTTCGGCTTCATGGGCAACAGTATTTTGCTGGGCCGTCTGTGCCCCGAGATTTATCTAAGGAATACGCGAAGATTGAATTACAGAAACAAACAAACAAGAAAATTACATTGAGAAGGAAAAAATAATGGATTGGACAAGGGCGCTCTATACTGTATTTGTTATATGTTGTGGCATAGCGTTGGTGCCGTTCATAGGGTACTTACTTGGAAAATGTATTATGTTTGGGATATTAACTGGAAAACAACAATTTAAGGAGTATGAAAATGGCAAAAGAAAAAAGGACAAGTAAATTTCGTGGAAAGGTATCAAAGAACACTCAGAAACAGCGAACCCAAGGGGCAAGTTATGGTCATTTAAATTTACCAAAAGGCCTCAGTGTTTTCAAAGAGCAACCAGGGGGACGTGCATCATTGGATTTTATACCCTATATAGTTACAGACACCCATCACATGGACAAGGATATAGAAGCCGGGATTGCTATTCCAGGCAATGATGAGACTAATCTATGGTATAAAAAACCCTACCGACTTCACAGGAATATTGGTTCTGAAAACAAATCGGTAGTATGCCCAACAACCTGGGGCAAGCCATGCCCTATCTGCGAATATAAGGCAGCCCGATTGAAAGATGGCGCGGAATATGATGATGTTAAAGAACTGAAACCCAGTTTACGGAACTTGTATCTGGTTGTTCCATTAGGAATAAAAGAATACAAGGAAGAAGTTCATATTTGGGATATTAGTCAGTTCTTATTTCAAGACAAACTCAACGAAGAACTGGATGAGAATGAAGAGTATTGTGTTTTCCCAGATATTGAGGACGGGTTGACCGTCAAGATTCGATTTTCTGAGGAGACGTTTATGAAAAATAAATTTGCCGCAACCAGTCGAATCGATTTTGAAAAGCGAGAGGGCGTGTATGAGGCGGCAATCCTGGACGACATACCATGTTTGGATGATTGTCTGACATGCCCATCTTATGCGGAGGTAGAAGCAATTTTCCATGAGCTGGGGGATGCCCCTACCGATGCCCCTGATCCTGATGATGTCGAGGAGGATATCTCTGATGAACGTGAGCCCGATCATGAACCAGAGAAACTCAAAGCCGGATTGAAACGGGAACGAAAAACGGCCGTCAAGGAAGATTCTGAATCCAATCCAGAGCATGATAAAACCACATGCGCGGCTTGCGGTGGGGAAGGTGTGAATTCTAAAGGCGGCCTTTGTAGACCTTGTGGGGGTTCTGGAAGGAAGAAAAATAAGGAAGAAGATCCCGAATCAACCCATGTTGTTCTACTCAAGGGAGATGGGCATGTGAGGAAAAAAGAAGACCCGCAACCTGTAGAAGAAAAGAAAACGGTGACAAAAACACAGACTACACACCACGAGCCAAAACAGGGGGCAAAATGTCCTTACGAGCACAAGTTTGGTGTAGATACTGATGAGTATGAGGATTGTGATGAATGCGATAAATGGGATGATTGTATTGAAGCTAAAGAAAATTCATAAGGATTGTATTGTTTCAAATAATTTAAAAGGAGAAAAGCAAAAACAATAAAAACCAATAAAAAACAATAAAAAGCATTGGTTTACTTAAAAAAACATTAATTATAAACTATTGAAATTATTATATAAATTTTAAGGTATAATTTATAAATGATAAAAAATAAAAAATCCTTATTTTTAGTAATGAAATCAATAGTTTATATA